CACATTCCTCGAAAGGCTTTCGAGGAGTACATGAACCACTTCTACAGGAAGACAAGCGATGAACTGATCATTGCTCTTGTAGACGAGCTGACAAGGAAAAAAGCTATAGGAGGACAACGGAAATGAAACTGACAAGAAGAGGAAAGATCACAATCGCAATCTTCTGGATCATGATTTACTGTTTGGCATGCTGTCTCAATGCAAATGCCGACTGGTGGATATGGTAGGAAGGAGGAAAAAAGCAATGTACGAAGACAAGCAGATGATATGCGACAAGCTACTGATTGCTCTCAGATACACGTCTCATCTCTATGACCTGCTTCGACTCACATATGATGACGAGAAGGAAATCGTCACTGCAATGTTCGACAACGGTCATGAGAAGCGTGTTAACGTCCACATTGACAGCGGCTATGCGATGATCCAGGACATCATTGATGCGCTGAGATAGGAGGCGGCTACTAATGAAACTACAGAACCCGACGCTAGTGAACAAGGAACTATATGAAAGAGTAGAAGAGATAAGAGTCCAGAAGACTCTCATAAAGATATTCATAACAATTGCGATAGCTTCAGTAGTGTTCACTGCAATGACGGTTATCGCTAGCTAAAACTGAATAATAACCGGTGGAGCTATGGGGCAGCCACGAGGAGGATAGGCTCGTTTCATTGTCAAAAAATCATCTGACTTAATTCTCCTTTTATCGATTGATAAATATTATTTTTCATAGTTATCCAGCACCTCCTGATATCACGTAACTTTTTATAGCTGGATATAAATAAAATCCCATTAAACGTAAAAAAGAGCTGTGCACAATCCTTCTCGGACTGCGCCACGGCTCCATCGGACAAAGAAAAATCCCCCTCGATATAAGAGGAGGAAAACATGAACAAGACTATTGTAGCACAAATAACATCAAACACAACGGAGGAAGAACATGAACAAGGAAAAGAATTTTTTAAAGGTAGAAATCATAGATGAAGGAATTGTTGTCAGCGGAAATGGACACCCGGCTTTCGTGAAGTCAATGGCTGCACTGGGAATGGCGCATCTCTTTGCTGAAACTGATGAAGACGAGCCTAACATCGATCACTTCATCGCCATGATCAGACTAGCGTGCGATGATAAGGAGTATTTTGCAATACTCAAAAGTGCGCTGAGCCTGTATGTCAGAGATGAGGACGAAGGCCTTCAGGCATTAGCTATGGCCATGACAGTAGCAATATATGCCGATGAGAAAGAAAAGGGAGTGATGAGCGCATGATGGACGTCATCAGAAAAAGAATACCGGAGACGCGTGACGAATGGCTTGAGGACAGGATGCAGGGGATCGGCGGAAGCGACGCGGGCGCCGTGCTGGGGTTCAACCAGTACAAGTCGCCATACACGCTGTGGTGCGAGAAGACAGGAAGGATTGATTCAGACGTTCCGGACAACGAAGCCATGCGCCAGGGCCGTGACCTTGAGGACTACGTCGCACACAGATGGATGGAGGCGACAGGCAAGAAGGTCCGCAGGAGCGGATTCTCCTTCCAGTCGAGGGAGCACCCATTCATGCTCGCAAATGTGGACAGACTTGTCATAGGCGAGAAGGCAGGGCTTGAGTGCAAGACGGCAAACGCGCTCACGAGAACGAAGTACGACAGGGGAGACATACCTGCATCGTACTATGCGCAGTGCATGCACTACATGGCAGTGACCGGGCTTGAACGGTGGTACATCGCCATCCTTGTGATGGGCAAGGGCTTCTACACCTACACCATAGAGCGTGATGATAGGGAGATAGAGGCACTGATCAGCGCCGAGGAGGACTTCTGGAACGGCGTTGAAACGGACACGGAGCCTGAGATAGACGGCTCGGCATCAACTGCCGATACCATTGCGTTACTCAATCCCGAAAGCAGCGGAGAGACTGAGGACATCCCCGAGCTGGAGGGCGATGCGGCCATGCTTGATGACATATCATCAAGAATCAGGGAGCTCGAGGCAATGAAGAGGCAGTACGAGAACCGCATCAAGGACGCAATGAAGGATGCCGAGAAGTGCGACACGGGAAATGCCGTTGTCACGTGGAAGACAGTGACATCGGGCAGGCTTGACACGAAGAAGCTGAAGGCCGAGATGCCTGAGGTATACGAGAAGTACGTGAAGCAGTCATCATCAAGACGCTTCACGATGAAAATGAAGAGCAAATAGAGGAGGAAAAGAAAATGGATGCAACAACAAACCAGCAGGGCGCAATCGCAAAGAGCACAGGAGCAGCGCCAACAAAGAGGGGTAGAGCCCCACAGACGATAAGGGACTACATCAAGGTCTACGAGAAGGAGGTTGCCAAGGCGCTTCCTAGCGTGATGACTCCCGAGAGATTCACGAGAATCGTGACGACGGCCATCACGAACACGCCGAAGCTTGCCGAGTGCACGCCTCAGTCATTCGTGGGCGCAATGCTCAACTGCGCGCAGCTCGGGCTTGAGCCTAACACTCCGCTGGGACAGGCCTACCTCATCCCTTACGGCAAGCAGTGCCAGATGCAGATAGGATACAAGGGACTGCTTGACCTTGCCTACAGAAGCGGTCAGGTGTCAACGGTCTATGCCGAGACGGTATACGAGAACGACACGTTCGACTACGAGCTTGGGCTTGAGCCGAAGCTGAAGCACCATCCGGCCATGAGCGACAGGGGCGAGCCCGTCTACTACTATGCCGTGATCAAGCTCAAGGGCGAGGGAGTCGTATTCCAGGTCATGAGCCGCGACGACATCGAGAAGCACGCACGCAAGTACTCGAAGAGCTACAACAACGGGCCATGGAAGACCGACTTCGACGCAATGGCAAAGAAGACCGTGCTCAAGCAGGCACTCAAGTATGCGCCTCTCAAGACGGAGTTCGCAAGGGACGTGGCACAGGATGACACGATCAAGCACTTCGACCCTCACGACGCTGACATGAGCATGGCCGACAAGCCATCTGATTTCATTGACGTGGAAGCGACTGAGCACCCTCAGGAAGGATAGGCTGACGCCCGATGAAGGCAGCTGGAGGGGACGGAGGCGGCATGTGGCTGAAGCTCCCATACGACTTCATGGAGAACGAGACGATGAGGGGGCTAAGCCCCGCGTGCCTCAAGCTCTACATCCACTGCCTTCTGAGCGCCTCAAGGAAGAACAGGGTGGTGGACGGCGAGCCGGTGGAAAAGGGGTCGTTCGTAGCCTCCATAAGGCAGCTAGAGAGGGATACAGGGCTAGGGCATACATGCATTTACAAGAGCCTAAAAATCCTAAATGACAGGGGTCTCATAGTGTCCTGCTCGAAGAAAAGCGGGGCGACAGTCATACACATCGTGGACTTTGATAGGTACTTGTAGGTGTACCACAAAACGGTACAGTGGTGTACCACAAAACGGTACAGTGGTGTACCACAAAACGGTACAGTGGTGTACCACAAAACGGTACACCCCCATCTATATATATAAGAGAATGTATAGAGAATGAAAGAGAGTGTAAGAGAGTGGGGGTTGCTGCTTCTGTATGAATATAGTAGGAGCGGCAAAAACGGCACAGCACAGCCCCCCCATCCCCTCATATATGATTGTTTCTTTATTTGTTAAAATCCTAAAAATATAAGGAGGCGATTGAATGAACAGGAGCGAGACAAAGAGAGCCATTGCCATAGTAAGGTCATTCTATCCAAGGATGGAGAGCGGCAATGATGTCGTTGACATGTGGGAGATGATGCTGTCGAGGTTCTCCCTCGATGACGTCAAGCTTGCCATAGCCTCCATCATGAGAAAGAGCAGGTTCCAGCCCAACTGTGCCGACGTGCTGAGGGAACTGGAGTCAGGTACATACGAGGTGACAGTGGACAACGAGCACCAGCGCATAGTCGTGAGAACTGCAACAAAGGGGTCGTTCCCCTTCAGGTGCTGGAACGGTGACGAGGCGAGAAGCCTCAAGACATGGCTTGACATGAGCCCTGGTGTTGACGCAATCGAACAGCGCCACCAGAGATGGAACATCGAGCACATCGAGGCGACCATAAGGGGGTACGAGGCCAGTGCTGAAGATAGAGGCTGACGCCGAGAGCTTCGAGGAGCTCATGGACATCTACTACAGAATATACTTCCGTGACTACTCGCTCATAGGCTACAGGATGCGCAGGAGGTGCCTGGACCGCATAGATTGAAGAAAGGAATGATTACAAGGCAATGCCGACAATACTGGCAATAGATCCCGGGACGAAGGAGAGCGGATATGTCGTTGCTGACTATGACACGATGAGGCCGCTCAGGTTCGGCAAGGAGGACAACGGGAAGCTGCTTGGCATCATAGGCGATGTGCTTGGAAGCAGGCATGATGAATGCACCGTAGCGATTGAGATGGTGGCAAGCTACGGGATGCCCGTGGGACGCGAGGTCTTCGAGACCGTGCGGTGGATAGGCAGGTTCGAGCAGCACGTAAGAGACAGCTTCCCAGGAACAGCTATCCGTGACGTCTACAGGAGGGACGAGAAGCTGGCAATATGCCACTCGCCAAGGGCCAACGACGCGACGATAAGGAAGGCGCTGGCAGACAGGTTCGCCTACGGCGTGCGCAACGGAGGAAAGGGGACCAAGAAGGAGCCTGGGTTCTTCTACGGGTTCCGTGCCGACATATGGCAGGCTTTCGCAGTGGCGGTGACATGCCACGACGCAATTGAGAGAGAGAACGGGAAGATATTCTAGGACTTATAAAGCAACACCGAAGGGAGGAAATGAAGAATGAGACCAGGAATAAGCGGATACAGGAGCTATCACATATGTCCCGTCTGCGGAAGGCAGTTCTACATCCCGCAGACAACCGACAGGTGGATTTACACGGCATACAGGAACGGCCGGCAGTACATGACGTGCTCGTATGGCTGCACACAGAAGGCGAGGGATGACAGGAACGCAGTCAGCCCGGACTTCATAAGGCAGGGCAGATTAGTTTGGTATTCGCCATAATTGAAGATAGAAAGGGAAATATCTACCGTGTTGATCCTACAGCGATTACATTTACTGATGATAAATACTTTGATTATGATTGTGAGGTTGATGGAAATGATAGATAAAGAGGAATACAAAAAGGAACTTATACGTATGTTCGCAAGCTTTCGTCATGATAAGGCTAAATTTGAATACTGCTTTTGTAGTTGTGAACAATGTGATAATTGCCCACTTTTAGATTGCTGCCATATGCATGGCACAGTTCGTCCTTATGACGTATTTGAAGTAATTGAGAAAGTTGAAAAGTGGAGTAAGGACCATCCAAAGCCACGATATAAAATTTCACAGATGGAGTATGATGTTCTTGAATCAATAGTTAAGACTATAATCTCTGGTCTTTATTTCTTTGAATGTGATTCACTACTGATGTCACTTTTAGAAAAAGGCTATTTTGATGGGGCTACACCGGGAACGAATGTGAAAGAATATTTTAAAAATTGTGAAGTGGATTGTGAATTAGGAGGAAATGAAAATGTTAAACGCAGAAAAGTATAGAAGTCAAATATTAGAGTTTATTGATAAAGAAAAAACTATATATTTTTCTTTCAAAAATGACAATGCGAATATGCTCAATAGATGTTGTGAATCAAATTGCAATTACTGCGTATTATGTCCGGGAGACTCACCAAATGATACATGTGCAATTGCGAGAATTAAGTGGCTTCTTTCTGAATATAAAGAACCTATTAAGCTAACAAGATTGGAATTTGAGATGTTGAAATGGTTAGATAAAGGAGACTATAAATTCATCGTCAGAAATCCAGGTGGTAATTTAATGATATATTATGACACGCCTGAGAAAGATGTTAGTTTTTGGTTTTATGATAGTGGATGCAAAATTCTTTCGGGATTTAATGAGTTATTTAAATTCGTTCAATGGGAAGACGAAGAGCCTACAGAAATTAAATATATTTTAGAAAGTTGCGAGGTGAAAGAAGATGTATGAACACGTGAGAGAGATCATCGATGACCTGAAATACGTTATCGCAGACCTTGTGAAGGACGTTCGAAATGGCAAGGTAAAGCAGTCAGAGATACTTGACGAGCTCGGCGACAGACTTGAGCAGTACTGCGGGATTTACATTGACGAGGAGATCAAGAATGATTGAAATAGGTTTTGCTGTCATGCTGGTCATGCTGGCATTTTTCATCGGTCTTTTCCTGGGAGCTGTCGTGCTGGGACTG